TGTCGTGCATACTCTGCATCCATAATGCCCCAGTATTCAAGAACTTCAAAGTTATTATTAACATCTTCATCAGCCCTTCTATCATCTCTTAATTGAGCTTCATAATCTTTTTCAATATAGTTTGGACCCATTTGAATACATTCACGAATAACATCTTCGTTAAAGTATGGCATATTTCGTAGTTGTCTAAGTTCACTACGATTCATTTTGTGTCTATGAATTACATATTCACATTCTTCCATATTAGTAGCTGAAGGGTCAGGATAAAAATCCCAACAACTTACAAACTCTATTCTTGGAACTCTAACTTCTAAAGGACTGTAAGTTCTATTTCCTTCTTCATCCATATCCCATTTATGTAATTTTTTATTAAAATTAAATGGTCCTTTTACAATCCCTGTACCTAGTAAAGCAGATTCTAAAAGAGCATTTCTTATTTCAGAAGAACCATTAGATTCATCTATTTGGTCATGGATAAGTTTTTCCATTCTTCTTGCAGCTCTTTGTGCAGGATTTAATTCTATAGCTTGTGGATTAGGACTTGCTCCATCTGTTAGCATACCAGCATCTTCTACTTGGTCTTCTAAACTATCTTCAAATATTCCGTTATAAAAAGTTGCACCGGGTTTTAAAGTTTTCCCATCTCCTTCGTAACCAACATCGTAAGGATTTACATTAGCATCTTTTCTATTGCCTATATCATCCGGTATAGATGATTCAATGTTAGGTGTTGGATTATTAATATCAAGATGAGCTATATCAGTTTCACCTTCTGGCATTTTAGTTTCCGAAATTCCTATCGGAAATTTCCCTGTACCAAATATAACATCTACAAGCTGTCCGAATGCAGCTAGTACTTTAGTCTTAGTAATCTTTACAAATACTCTAGATTTTTCAGACTCTCTAAACTTAACACCTTTAGCATATAAACCTCTATAGTTTTCATATGCTGTTATCCATCTTCGTTCATCAGTATCTCTAGCCATTTCAGCTAAAGAATATCTATCTTTAATTATACCTATAAGGTTTCTTTGTTGGTCTTCTTCTAAAGTTAATGTTTTACCAGACTCACCCTCTACTTCTTCATAAAGATTATCAGCATTTAAAAATGTATTTTCTTCTATCATTTAATATCCAAATGTGTTATCTGAAGGTTGATATATATCTGATTTAATCCTTAACATTCTATCTTGAGGATGGTCTAATCGTGGTCTACTCATTATCATATATCTTAATGCATCATAAGCATGGTCAGCAGCTTTCGTATCGACATCCTCTGGATTAGTCTTTGAAAGTGGAATACCTT